GCTTCACACATTATTCGCGAAGCACATATGGATGGCGACGTTTGTTTTGGCACTGTAGAAATACTTGATACGCCTAGCGGAAAAATACTCAAGAGTTTAGTAGAATCCGGAGTTACACTTGGAATATCTTCAAGGGGGGTTGGATCTACTTCTCCGGATGGCGATTACCAGGTTGTTCAAGATGATTTTCAGCTTATATGCTGGGATTTTGTCTCAGAACCGTCTACTCCTGGTGCATTTATGATGCGTGAAGGCAGAGAAATTTCTAAGCGTGATTTAAATCGACATTTCACTAAGAGTGATAGAATAGATAGACTATTCAATGATATAATATTATGGGAGAGCGAATAGATGCCTTTAGAAAATCCAAGGCCCGGGCCAAATTACGTACCTGAGTATCAAGTTTCAGGTATACCATACGTGACGAGATCAGTAAGCGATGAAGTTCAAGACTCACCAATAAAATTAGAATTTCCTCATGTGTCACAGTGGGTAGTAATTAGAAATTTAGCAGCGTCAGGATCTGATATGAGAGTAGGATTCACGTCAAATGGTGTGCAGGGAGGCGGAGGAATTTCAGGATCCTATGCTGCTGGAAATAAAGAAGGTCCACAGACTAATGCACAAAGCAGAAATTATTTTGTCGTGCCAGGCAACACACAAACTCCTCGGATGCAGATAAGAACAAAAGACATGTATTTTATACGAGATGGATCAGCTAATTCCACGTTTACTGTTATTGCTGGATTGACAACTGTTCATAGAGAGCTATTCCCAGTGCTTACAGGTTCTGATGGGTTTGAAGGAGTGGGCTAAAAATGGCTAAATTAACGAGATCGAAATTAAAGTCACTAGTCAAAGAGTGCTTAGTTGAAATTCTTGAAGAGGGTATTTCATCTAGCTCATCTTCACATGTGATGGAGTCAAAGACCCCGCACACCCACAAAACGAATAGCTTCAAAAGCAAGAAAAAACATGTTTTAAAAAATTCGTCTCTAGATGAAGTCAGGTATAATAACAATTATCAGGAATCAATTGATAAAAGAGTCGCTGCAGTAACGTCAGACCCCATAATGTCATCTATTTTTGCCGATACAGCTGCAACAACGCTGCAAGAACAGATTAATTCAGAGCCTCGTGGTCGTGGACAAAGCATGACTAGTATGGCAGAAGCTTTTGACGCGCCTGGCGGAGATATATCAAATGTAGATCTTTTTTCTGAGTCTTCTAAAAATTGGGCAGCGTTAGCATTCCCGGGAAAATAGAAAAATTATTCTATATCTAGAAGATTTCTTTTCAAACTGATATGTATAGGCGTAGGCTTTTGTCACAGGAGAACATAATGTCAAAACGCATTCGTAAACTCACACCTTCTCTTCTTCGCAAGATGGTCATGCAAGAAAGAAAAAGAATCATGAGAGAAACATCAGATCCAGTATCATCTGGAATCGTACACCCAGAAAAAGTTTCGCCAGATGAGGTAGACGCTGATAAATTGGCAGACACTCTAGAAAAAGACATAGATCATATGAAGGCATTGAAAATTCACGAAAAACGCCTCAAGAAAAAGTTAGTTAGAATTGCTGAAGCGAAGAAAAAAATCCGAACCCGGGTTCTTCGTCGTATTAGATAACAAAAATATTTTTAGGAGAAAGTGATGCCCACGCATAAACAAGGCACAGTAACACCCCCAACGTCTGATAGAAGTCTTGGTAAATCCGGATCGAATCAGTTAGCATCAGCCTACGGAGCATCGCCAATACATTCAGGTGAAATAGATGACGATACTATTCGTGAACAATTTCAATCTGACGTTTTAGATGCTATTATAAATGACGCTGGGCATACATTTGGTGAATTTGATACTTCATATTCTGATGCTCCTGATATGAATTCAGTTGCCACTGGAGGCGGTGGACTTCCAGCTAGCCCATATGTTCCAAATGTGTCATCACCAGGCCCCGGCAGTCTCAACCCATCTGATCAGCCTGATCCACCCGAAGGGTTTGGACAAACACCATCTGACACATGGGGCACAGGTGTAGGCTCTCAGCTAACACCAAAGAATTCTTCAGAGAAGATTTCTGGCCAGACTTTGGGTGCATATATTATGGGCAAAAGTACTAAATAGTATTTAGGTGAGAGGGAACTAGACAGATGCCAAGGATGACACACAATACAGTTTATCCTGTTGAATCAGACGAAGCATCTGTTCTAGAGGGAGCTGTAAGCGGCAAGTCCGATCGAGCTAGACTCGAGTTACAATTTCCTGACTCACCGCTATACACACAGTATGATCCCCTTGAAGTGTTTAGTAATACTGTAATGAGCTCACAGGTGGTCAACACAGACGGAACACCAGCTAGTGTAGGGTATTGGGGACTAAATGGGTACAGTCGCAATTATTCTCAAGCAGAGACGGGAATAGGCTCGGCACCCAATATATCTGAGCTCTGGCCGAATGGTGACGAGCCCAATCTAATTGGTAATAGCTTCACCCCGGCGGTAATATCACCATCAGCACCTGCAGGATCATTGTCAACATCACAACCAACATCAGAAACTCGCGCGCCGTTTACAGGCCCATCTGCTGATGATATTGACAGTCAACCTAGTAAAACATCAGTTGATATAAGAGCAAAAACAAAAGAAATTCTAGAGACTAGACAGTCCCTAGCGTCTTCAGGAATTCCATCACTAGCTACACTAATAGGATAGGAATACTTTTTGACTTGCAAAATCAAGATTGACGAAAAACAAGGCCACTTTCGAAAGTCTATGGTTAGAAGTCATGACGACAAAAAAGGGTTGGGCTACGGTGTTCTTGAGCCCTCCGGACGATTTGAACCAAGGACATATTCAACATTTTACCCGTATCTAGATCCGGATCCATATGATGATTTAGAACCGGCAACTGAAGAGGAACAAAAGGGGGTGAGAAAAAAAGTTCCTCCATTAGTTAGAAATGACTCAATGGCAGGCAATTCTGCTGATTCTTTTTATTTTGTAGCAGGTAATACTAAGCTTTCTGATTGCTTTGCCCGCCCGGATAATATATTAAGCGAGGTCGATGTAGCAGCTAAATCAATGTCGCCTGTTCCGAGTGCTTATAAAAATACTAAGGGTGCCAGTGCTTCTATTGGAAGGTCAGGTTCTTCTTTTCCCTTTTCTGTTGGGAATTATAAAAGAACTGGTACACAGTATGGATATTCTCGAGCACCCAAAATAGCATCGATATATGATGCTGATATAGACGACTTGTCAGATGACGAAATAGATAGTGTTAGAAATTTTAATCTTAAAGATTTCATAGACGACGAAAAAACATACAATCTGATTAAGCATAACAAACGTCCGAGAGGGGAATAATGTCTAAACCAGCACATGTAACAGCAAAATTAGGAGGAAGAGTAAAAACCTCAGAGCAGCTAATACGTGTCTTTATTCGCAAGTGCAAGAAAGAAAATGTACTTCAAGATTACAAGAAAAAACAATATTATGAATCAAAAAGCGAAAAACGAAGAAGAAAAAAGTCAGCATCAAAACAAAGGTGTCTTTCAAAGATTAATAAACAAAACAAAATACATTAAAAAAAATCAATAGCTGACATATATTTAAGTCAGGAATATTCAAGAGAGGTACGATGAGTCAAACTATTTACCATGAAGCGATCGCTGACGCTCGAAAGCTCAGAGAGATGGCAGAGCAAAGTGCTAAAAATAAAATAATTGATGCGGTATCACCTCGCATACGTGAGCTAATTGAAATGCAACTGTTGGGCGAGGATTCTCACAATGATGTGTCAATGGATAATGAAGACGTTGTTGTCGACTTAGATACACTGTCTGGTGAGAATTATGAAGATGAAGAAATGTCAACTTATGAAATGACTGGAGACGACTCTGAAACTGCAGTAAAAGTAAGTCCGGACGGAGGCATTTCAGTTGATGTAGGCGATATATCTATTGAAGTTCAGGCCGGCGAAGAAGACGAAGATGATCTTATTCTTGGTCAAGAAATTGCTGAAGCCCTCGCAAATATTGTAAAAACGCGAGGTAAAAGTACACAATTAACTGAGAATGTTGATTCTCTAGAACGTAGGTGGTCACTTTTACGTAGAGGATATCCTGTTGCACGACAGAGTGGAACAATATCTCAGAAGAAAAAAGTAGCAAAGATTTTTGAATCTCTCGCACGTGAAGCAGTAACTTTACGCCGCGAAGTGATACTTACTGAGCATAGACAAGGCTTACAAGCCTTGGATAAAACACGCATTGATCTTATCATTAAGGAGATGAAAAAAATGGCAGGGCGAAACAATAAAGATATCTTCGATTACTTATTCGAAGATGATTCAGCAGATAAGACATCTGCCAAAGACATGGACGAAATGTCAGTATTCCTCGAGGAAGACGAGGAAGTCTTTGATGATGAGATAGCAGATGAAGAAGAAGTATCTGACGAAGAAGAAGACGTCGACGTTGATGCTGCTACGTCTGCTATTGAAGATCTAGGGTTAGCACTTGGTCTAGACGTTGTCGTCGGAGGCGAGGGTGAGGAATCCGATATGCCTGACGAAGAAGTCCTAGATTTGGGAGGGGAGGAAGAAGACCCCATGGAAGAAACATATGAAATTGATGAGTCTGCTCTTCGAAGTGCACTGCGCAAAATGAGAAATCGAAGACTAAATGAAAACGACCCGGTCGATGGTTCAGGTGACACTTCTTTTGGCGGCGGATCTGCTGAAGATGAAATGTTTATTGATGTCGACGAAGACGATTTGCTTAACGCCCTAGCAGATGAGCTTGGTGACGTATCAATGCCAACTGCTGGTGCAAGTCAACCTCCCGGTGGAGACGCAATGCCAGAGTCTTTCCGCAGAAGACGTCGCATGCAATCCAGACGAAGGCGAACACAAGGATCTCGTAGTCGTGTATCCGAAAGTCGTCAGACGCGTGACATGAAAAGAAACTTAGCTGAGCACAAACTCGCCGTATCTGCTCTTAAGGGGCAGCTCACTGAGATGAATCTTTTCAACGCAAAACTACTTTACGCGAATAAGCTTATGCAAAATCGCAATCTTACAGCCAAACAACAAAGAGCAATTGTCGAAGCCCTAGATAATGCCAAGACGCTCAGAGAAGCTAAGCTGTTGTACAAGAGCCTGACAACGTCACTAGATAAAGGTGCTAATAAAAAGAGCCTAAGTGAAGGTGCGTCTAGACGGCTTGTCGGATCATCCTCCAGATCAACCCGGTCGGGCTCTCCCGCCAATAGTGGGGCTGAGGTGGATAGATGGGCAGTTCTTGCTGGTCTCAACAAGGACAATTAATCTAAACCTCAACTAAACAATTTAAGCTTATTAGGAGAAATACAAAATGAGCAAAAGCTTTTCACTAGATCAACTTACTGAAGGGATTCGCCAGCGCCACCTGGGATCTCAAAATCGTAGGTTGATAGAAAAATGGGCCCGTACGGGTCTTCTTCGTGGCCTCGAGGGTGTACATCGTGAAAACATGTCACGCATGCTCGAGAATCAGGCAGCGCAAGTCCTTAAGGAAGCTTCCTCACTCTCTACGGGTGGAGGTGCACTTGCTACCTCTGGCGACCTACGCGGTTTCACAAACATCGCATTCCCACTTGTACGTCGTGTTTTCGGCGGACTAGTTGCAAATGAGTTGGTATCAATTCAGCCGATGAGTCTTCCTTCGGGGCTTCTTTTCTATCTGGACTATACGTACGGATCTGAAGAAACGAACATAAGCGACGTTTCAGACGGTGTATCTATTTACCCATCTGGATCATCTATCTATAACAGCCCAACTGGTAAGGGTGTCCGTTCTGGTTCACTTGCAGTTGGTGGTCAGTATGATCTAGCTGGTGTAGGATTCTCTAGAGTTCATGAAAATGTCGCCGGCGTTACACTTAGTGCTTCTGGTGCTATGGGTGGAACATCTAAGCAGATTTATTCTGTTGCTAAGGTGATGACAACATCAGGTTCAGATGGAAGACTTCTTCAATTCGATCCTCAAATCACTAGCGATATTGAAGATGGAACAGGACGTTATTCACTAGCAATTGTTGACTTAACTACTGGATTTGGTAATGCAGATCTTAGTCTGGTCAAAGAGTTTGCTTTGCATCTTAACGGTGGCTCAAGCGCGGGTGTCAAGAATGTGCGTGCTGGTGTCCAAGATGGTAACAACATTGTAAATGTTAGACGTTTGAATCAGCTGGGTACATTTGCTAGTAGCAAGTTTACTTCTGATCCTTTAGTTACGACTGCTACAGCCAATGCAGCAATGCTAATGGTTGTTTCTGGTGTTGTTACAACTACAGACAATGGTAACTTAGATGTGATTATACCACAGTCTCCATCTCTTAGCACTGCTGATGATGGATCAACTTTGACTATACCATCATTTGAGTCTAACTTTGGTGCAACTCCGAGTCCGTCTATTCCAGAGATTGATATCAAGATTGAGTCTATCGCTGTTACGGCTGCAACTCGTAAGTTACGTGCCAAGTGGTCCCCAGAGCTTGCTCAGGATCTGAATGCTTATCACAGCCTTGACGCTGAGGTTGAGCTAACCCAGATTCTTTCTGAGCAGATTGCTCTAGAGCTTGATCGGGAAATTCTCAATGACCTTCTTACACAAGCCAACGGTGCTAACCTTTATTGGTCACGTGCTCCCGGACGCTTTGTACACAAGGAGACAGGTGCTATTCAGTCTAGAGGCTCAACACTTGAACCAGGCCCAGCTTTCACTGGTACAGTTCGTGAGTGGTATGAGACGCTAATTGAAACAGTCATTGACGTTGCAAACACGATTCATCGTAAGACCCTTCGTGGTTCTGCAAACTTTATCGTTGTAAGTCCTGACGTCGCAACTATCTTAGAAGCTTCGGTTTTCTATCGTCCATCTTATAGCCTTGATGGTGATGGTCAGGTAAGTGGTCCGATGACTCTGGGTGCTGAGAAGGTTGGTACTTTGAGCAACCGTTTCACAGTCTATAAAGATCCTTACTTCCCACGCAACAAGATTCTTGTTGGTTATAAGGGCGGTAGTTATCTTGAGACTGGTTATGTATATGCTCCTTACGTTCCACTTATTGTTACTCCTACGATATTCGCGCCTGAGGATTTCACTCCTCGCAAAGGTGTAATGACTCGTTACGGTAAGAAAATGGTTCGTAGTGACTTCTACGGTACAGTTACAGTTCTGGACTTGAATATCATCTAAAGGATACTCATTTTCACTTGTAAGGGCTGCCCTTCGGGGCAGCCCTTTTTTTCACTTAAATTATGATTATTTTACATATACACCGCAAAAGGGTATAATAACATATGATATGCAAAATATGTAGCTATGAGTCATGTGGAAAAGATTTTTCAAACCATCTTCAAAGAGAGCATAAACTTAGATCGAAAGAGTACACAGCTAAGCACATTTATAAATTTCAACCGATATGTGAGCACTGCGGAAAAGAAACACGTTACGTAGCATTTCGTTTTAAGCGATTCTGCAAAGATTGTTCAAAAATAGCTTCATCTATAGGGGGCAAGTCCGGCGGAAAAGCGCCTGCTTGGAATAAAGGCTTGACAAAAGAAACTGATGAAAGAATCAAAAGACAAGCAGAGAAAAATATAGGTAAAGGTAATCCATTCCATGGAAGAGTTCACACGATTGAAACACGTACACAGATAAGTAAAACAAAAGTCCTCAATAGAATAACTGTTCAGCAACGGATCAATGAGCGATCAGGTGATTTTGAGCTAGTAACTGATCTTGATGAATACTATTCGAGGCAAAAACAATATTTAGAGTTTAGATGTAAAAAATGCAATACAGTTTCTGATAAAACATTGCAAGCATTTGAAAGAGGATCATTATGTCCGATTTGTTATCCACCCAGTAGATCACAATTTGAAATAGAGATAAATGATTTTATTAGATCGCTAGGAATAAAGACAAAGACTAACGATAGGTCAGTTATCGGACCAAAAGAACTAGACATAGTAATACAAGGTAAGGATCTTGCAATAGAGGCAAATGGTTTGTATTGGCACTCAGAAAATGCTAGAAGTGTTAATCATGACAAGTATCGCCATATAAGCAAAACATTAGAATGTCTATCACAAAGCTATAGATTAGTCCACATATTCAGTGACGAATGGAGTAATAAGGAAGATATTTGCAAATCAATGATTGCTAATAGGTTGGGTATGCCGAATATCAGGATTCACGGAAGAAAATGCCAGATAAAAGAAATTACAAAGTATCAAGAAAAAACGTTCTTCGACAAAACGCATATTTCAGGTTTTGTACCCTCTAGAAAGTGTTTTGCACTATTTTATGATGGAAAAATCGTTGCAGCAATTTCGCTAAGAGTGCCAAGACAAAAAAAATATAAAGGTATGCTAGAGATAGCAAGATACTCTTCTGAGCTAAATCATCAAGTGATGGGAGGCTTGGGGAAGCTATTGTCTAAATCTATAGATTATGCTAGAAAAAATAATCATACCGGTATTTTGACATATTCTGATCGTCGATTTGGAGAAGGGGACGGGTATTTGAAATGTGGGTTTGAGCACTCAGGAACTACAGGACTAGACTATTGGTATACTGACGGACAAATAAGAGTAGATAGATTTACACTAAAAACATCAGATGGAAAAACAGAAAAACAAAGAATGTATGAGAACAAGCTGATGAAAATTTATGGATGCGGAAGCAACATATTTATAAAACTATTGACATAAACAAATAGCAAAACAGGCGTAGTGTTATTCAAACATAGGAGATTATTATGGACGAACAACAGGCACAACAAGCAGATGAAACCGGACAACAAGTAACTCGCGAGCAATTGCAGCGCTGGGGAGTTTCTGTTTTAGTAAGTGCAGCAAAAATGTCACAGCAACGAGGTGTATTCTCATTAGAAGAAGCTGCTCTAGTAAGTAAGGCTGTCAACATATTTGCACCATCTGCCCCAGAAGTTCAAGACGAAGAAGCTTCGAGTGAAGAAGACAAAGAATAATAGACAAACTTGGTTATAAGTTTAGCTGAGCGAGATATTTATCATCAAGCCCGATTCATTTAATCAGCTGACACTACCAGTGAATCGGAAGCATGTAGACAAATAAGGAGAAAGATTATGCCTAAGGTGACAATTACAGACAGAAAAGGAATAGTTCAGACAACGGGAGGTTCAGTTGTTGTTGAAAATAATGTACATTTTCGACCAGACTCAGCTCCCGCAATGACAGTAAAATATGCTGCTCCAGCAGCAGCCATTGGAACAGGTGCAGTAACACTTACAATTGCACAGATTCTGACGGGAATTCTTGAAGAGGATCCTGAGGGCGCTGTTACGTGGACTCTTCCTACAAATGCTCTTCTTCGAGCAGGACTAAATGATCCACAAACAGGAGACACACTTGATTTCTGTGTGATCAATAATGCTACATCTACTGTAGATGAGCCAATCACAATTGCTGTCGGCGCAGGTGGTACTGCTGTTGGTAATATGATTGTTGAAGCTGCTATGGTCGCCGGCGAAGTTAATTCCGGAAGTGGACTATTCAGAGTAAGACTTACATCTGCTACAGCATATTCGTGCTATAGACTTGCATAAAGAAGTAGTGTAATATTTTAAAATTTAGCTAAGCAGCTTTATTTTATCTAAGGAAGGCAGGGGAAACCCTGCCTTTTTTTTATTTCTACCGGTGGATTAATTGAGGTTGTAAATAGATATTTATGAATAATGTCAAGGAAAACATCATTTGAGAATTTGAAAAACTTACGAGATCAATTGATTTCGAGAGAAAGCAAATTAGCAATTGACAATAAAACGATGTTGTCGCTTTTGTCATGTGTTAAGTTAGTTCATAAAGACTTATCGAAAGATAAGCCCGATATTCAATCAGCAATTGATCGTCTAGACGAGTTGCTTGCTACTGCGAGTATTAAGAAATATAGCGGAGCACAATAAAAATGACAGAAGTAGATAGTAACAACAATTGGAGTGAATATTCTCGGCTAGTTTTAAAAGAATTAGAAACACTAGCATCAAGTATTCAAGCCCTAAATACAGAGATCCAAGATCTTAAGCAAGAAATTGCTAGAATGCGTGAAAGGGAAGATCGAGTTGAAGAGCTCAGAGCTTGGAAAGATAAAATCGATGAAGTAGTGTCACCCACACAAATGCAGGGATATGTCAATGATATAGAAGAGCTTAAGGCGTTTCGAACGAGGGCAATTACCATATTCGCAGTTGTTCAGTTTGGAATGGCATCATCGATGTGGATGATGAAGATGTTCATGTAGTACTCAGTTGGTTTGAGACGTATATTTATTAGATGACTAAACCGCATCGGGAGATTTAAGCTATGAGTACATTTGCCAACACACTAAGCCCGACACCTTTTGGGTTTTTTGATCAAGAGGGGTCATTCCAGACAGAAGCTGACTCTATGATTACGTTTGTCAAGCGAAAGTTGGGTGATGACATACTCAGTGTCGAGCTTACCAAAAAACAGATTTGGTCGTGCTTCGAAGAGGCATTCTTAGAGTATGGATCGATAATAAACCAGTATCAGGCAAAGTCACAGTTGGCAAATCTTTTAGGCGCTGCTACAGGTTCTTTATTGTCAGGTAGTGAACAAAAATATCCCAGAGAAAATCTAGAATTCATGCTACGTCGCGGTGAGCCTTATTCTATGGAAGCTGGTTTGGGTGGGTCATATAACTCGGTATCCGGATCTATATCATTGACAAAAGATGTGCAAGATTACGATATATACAGCACGCTTAAAGACTCATCAGGAAATTTGATATTCTCTAGCAGTAAAAACTCGCCAAGGACAAAAATGAGAGTAATGGAAGTGATGCATTATTCACCTCAAGCTGCTTATAGATTTTTTGATACGACTAGTGCAGTCAACTATCTCAATAATGAGTTTTCATTTGAGTCATTTACCCCAGAAACAGCGTTCTATGTTTTGCCCGTATTTGAAGACGTTCTTAGGGCTGGCATGCTATCAATGTCATCCCGCGTAAGAAGATCACACTATAGTTATAAAATTGTAGGAACAAATATTCGAATATTTCCGAAGCCCACGCAGGAAAATCCCAAGAGTCTGTGGATTCGTGTATCATACTCTCCTGACCCCATGAACCCGGCCTTTCAAGACGATAGTATATACGGTGTAAGTAATCTTTCAAATGTCCCCTACGGTAACCTCATGTTCTCTAGGATAAACTCTATAGGGCGCCAGTGGGTTAGGCAATACACACTATCGTTAAGCAAAGAATTGTTGGGTATGGTTCGATCAAAATTCAGCACTGTTCCAATTCCTGGCGGAGAATTGTCACTAAATGGAAATGATTTGATAACTAGTGCACGATCTGAATTGGAGACATTACAGACACAGCTTCGTGATATGCTTGAGGATCTTACATATTCTAAAATGCTAGAAGACGAAGCAGCTGCAACAGAAAACTTGCAACGAATTCTTAGAAACATTCCAATTCCTAATGGGAAATCAATAATCATGGGCTAGGAGTGAATTATGGCAAGACTATTTATAACGCCTCGTGAAGTTGATTTTATATCTGACCTTACTAAGGAAATTACTAAAGATGTAATAGGACAAAAGATATACTATTATAAAGTTAGAGAAGATCTTACTAGTGTGCATGACATATACGAAGAAGCTATAGATAAAATATTTGATAGACCCATCGAAATCGAAGCGCTAATTGAATGGGAACCTGCAGAGTTTAGAACAAATAGATTTGGTGCTGAAGAATACTCTACAATATCAGTATATATTCATGCTCGAGATATGCTAGACAGAGAAATAACACTCAGAGACGGTGATTATTTTAGCTATGGTACAGTATTTTTTGAGATAACATCTATTATTGTTGACAAGCAGATACATGGCCAAATTGAACACAAAACCGGTTATAAGGTAATCGGCAAACAAGCACGACAGGGACAAATTGATGTAATGCCTAACGGGCCGACTGATGAGGAGTATACAGATGAGGGTTCTGTACAGGAAGAATTCGTGCAACAGCGAGGATTTGAGAAAAATCGATTAGGTGAAACAGGAGATAAGCGCCAGCTTCAAGAAGATGGAAAGCTTACATCACCAATTTCTGAGCCGGCAGAAATTTCTGAAAAAGGAGATGACTCTGGAATTAATTCATCATTCTACGGAGACAATTCTTAGTAGGTAATATATTATGAGTACAAGACTAGACCAACAGCCAAAAAACCCTGCAGATCGAAGAAGATCTGGTTATGAGGGTACAGATATACCGGGTGACATAACAATCCCTCCCTGTACAATTGAAGATGTAGACAGATCTGTCTTCAATCTTTTTAACGAATCAATACCACTTCAGTATGAAAAGTCAGGTGTAGTAAAGAGAACACCGGTAATTTATGCTTCTGGCGAGAGGTTTGCTGTGCTTAGAAGAAAAGAACCGCTAAGAGATAAGAATAATGCACTTATTCTCCCGCTAGTGTCTATTATGAGAACAAGCGTAACACAAGAAGTCCAAAGAGGCATGGGACCTGGTGAAGGAAGCCCAATAACTATTAAGCGTCGTCTTAATGAATCTGATCCCGTATACAAAAGATTGAAAAATCTGCATGGATTTGCTAATCAAGATAATTTAGCATCATCAGAGCATAGAACAGGTCACTCACCAGAAAGACCCGCTGGTCCATACTCCACGGGCTCAAACCCGGGTACTGTAGCGTCTAGAAGGTCACCATCAGGGCCTACTACCAATACACGATCTGGAAAAATTCTAACTCCAAATTTGGGATCCTCAATAGTAGAAATTATCGAGATTCCACCTACGAAATTCTTCAATGTAACGTATGATGTTACATTTTGGGCACAGTATACACAGCAAATGAATGATATGATCATGGCAATGATGTCTGTTTATCAAGACAATAGAAGACGAACATTCAAATTGGAGACTGATAAGGGCTACTGGTTTGTTGGTTACGTCGGATCTGATATTTCACCGGGTAACAATTATGATGATTTCACAGACAACGAAAGATTAGTAAGATATAGCTTTGAGATTCAAGTCGCCGGATATATGATAGCACCTGACTATTCCGGAGCACCCCCAGTTTTGAGAAGATACGTCTCAGCACCTGATATTACATTTGATGTTACGTCATTTGGCGGCAATTTGATAGGTACACCCGTACATGGACCTTTTAGTGGCGATCCGACTAGTTATATGCTTGATGACTTAGCTGCAGAGGACGATCCACTCCCGGGAAGTGGCATTGGCAGGTCATCGTTAGGCTCTGCAAGAAGTGCTATTGGTGATCCTGTTTTAGGAGCAACATATGCAGGATCCGACCTTAGGGGCATCGGGTCTAGAGCACCGACAGCTGAATCAACATCAGTAGGCGGACACACATCAGGCCCCAGTAGAGTTGATATTATTAGAATTACTAAGGATCCTTTTACCGGAAAGACAATTAGATCCATAGTCAAAGTTAAAACAAGGAACCAAAGGCAAGGAGAGACGGTATATTCTTCAGCTATTCCAATTAATCTTGGAATTTTGCTGCCAGACTGATTTACTAGTATGGAACTTTGGACCACATCGCGATACTTATCATAGAATGATTCGCGTCTAAGGAGAGATATTCAATGGCTGAACAGACATTTAAGTCACCTGGATTTTTTGAACAGGAAATTGATTTGTCCGCAACCCGGGCAACCCCGCTAGGAACACCTGCTGGTGTTATCGGTACTTCAGAAAAAGGTCCTGCATTCGTACCTGTTACTGTTGGATCCTATGCGGATTTTGAGTCTAAGTTTGGAACGCTAGATTCTAATAGATTTGGGCCCTATGCGGTACGAGAATTTCTAAAATACAAAAAATCTGCAACGTACCTTCGAGTTTTAGGTGCAGGTGCAAATTCAACAACAGCAGATATTACAACTACACGTAATAAGGGTACAGTGAAAAATGCTGGCTTTTATGTAGGTGGTACAGCAACAACATCAATGGGCTCAGCCGGCGGGCATCGTGGAGTAGTCCAATTTCTTTGTGCAGAGCACTCAGTTAATTTCGCTCACGAACAAGCTGGATATCCTGTTTTTAGTGATAATGACTCATTTACAGGAAAATTTGGATCCAGATCAGCAGATGGTACTGTCAATCTAGTACGTGCTGTATTATTCACAACTACAGGCTCTAGATTTGAAGTTATCGACGGAAATCAACGTTATACTGATGCAGGAGGTCTAACAGGTCTTTCTGATGCAAACGGCGGGATGGACGATCTTGCAGGAATATATGATTTGGGATTGGGAGATCCTCGAACTGCCACAGGTGCAGGACACTTCAAACTAGTACTATCATGCTCTGCAGGTACTTCTTTTGCTAATGATGAATCAGCAAGCGGAAGAAGAATATATACAGCATCACTAGACCCTAGTGACAAGAACTATGTTGGAAAAATTCTCAACACAGATCCATGGAAATTTCAAGAGCAGCAGCATTTACTCTACTTGGACTTTGCTGTTGAAAATGAATTAGCTTCAGGCTCACTAAATCCAGGATCAGTAGCACTACTTTCTGGATCAACATCTACCACATCCACCGGTGGAGATACATCTACACAGTTCTTGCAACTGTTTGGTAGATATGATACTAGATATACGACACCACAGACGCCAGAAATTATTTCACAGCCATACGGCAAGACTGAGTACGATCTCTTTCGTTTTGAGACTATATCAGATGGTGCTTGGGGAAATGACAAAGTAAAGATTAGTATTGCCAATCTACGTGCGTCATCTGATCCTAAAAACAAGTACGGAACATTTGATGTTCAAGTAAGGAAGTTTGACGATACTGATTTGAATACTCAAATAGTTGAACACTATCCTAAGTGCACCTTAGATCCCAATGATGAAAGATATATTGCTCGTCAAATTGGCGACAAGAAGGTTTATTATAACTTCGACGCAGACGAACCAGACGAGCGTCGCTTAGTAATACATGGAAAATATCCAAACAGATCTAATAGAATAAGAGTTGTTATGAATAGCAAGCTGGAGGCTGGTGAAGTACCTCAAGAGGCATTGCCATTCGGCTTCAGGGGCGTCCCAGTACTCAAGACGTCAGATACTCTTACAGATTTAGGTCACTTAGCACTCAAGAATGAGCACAATATTTCGATTGGTGAGACACATTCAGCATCAAATACTAGACTTTCATGCTCAGGTTCAACAAATCTGACAGGATCAATCGTTCCGCCATTACCATTTAGATTCAAAGTAACACGAGGTGATGTTAGTCAAACTCATTCAGGTTACGTGGGACAAACAGGTACTAATGAAAGGGTTGATTCTAAGTTATACTGGGGTGTGAAGTTTGAAAGAATGCCAGTATCATCGTCATCACCAAGCGGTGACTTTAGTAATTCATGTTTGAACTCTAATGTAGCAGCACTGCCAAACCCGCTAATTAAGGCATATTCAAAGTTTGGAGGCATTGCCAAGCTTGATACAGTAGTTACGGGCGGCGCAGCAGATAACTTCAACAACAATAAATTTACACTAGCGAGAGTAGCGCTTTACAACCAGTTACAAAGTGGACATATTACACATGTTTCCGGGACAGCAAAAGAGCACATGTTGGAAGCTGCATATATAAGAAACGGTCGTCCGGATCCAAACACATATACAGTCGATGATCCCAATAACTTCTCTAGAGTAACACTGGCAACGCTAGTTCATTCGTCTTCGACGGTATTCAATAGATTCACAGACTATCTCAAGTTCAGTACAATGTTTTACGGCGGCTTTGATGGACTTAACATCTTAGATAAAGATAGCCACTTGATGAGAGACCGCGCAGCGTCCATGGATACAGGGGGTAAAGCAACAACTGCAACTCCCAATATTGGATTATTTACACATGTCGCAGGATCAGGAAGAAACAACAATGTAGTTAGCTCTTACAAGCGAGCTGCACAAATTCTAACAGATCCTTTAGCGTCTAGAATTAACGTTCTGGCCATCCCGGGTATTCGAGATTCTTTTGTAACAGATCATGTACTTTCTTATGTAAAAGATTATGGCATGGCCATTTATCTTATGGAGATGCTCAACTATGACGTTGATGCTACACGTCTATACGATGATTCAAAAACAAAAGTAAACGTACAGGAAACAGTCGAACAATTTGATAGTCGTTCAATAGATAATAACTACGCAGCTGCATACTTTCCAGATGTCAGAATAAATGATCCCGTCAATAACAGACATGTAAAAGTACCTGCATCTGTTGTGGCATTGGGAGCACTGGCCTATAATGACAAAGTATCATTCCCATGGTTTGCACCTGCAGGATTCAATAGAGGTGCACTAGATAACGTCAAGAATGTTTCTGTTAGGCTTAATGCTGCTGATCGCGATGATTTGTACGATGGGAGAATCAACCCGATTGCTGTATTCCCTAATGGGGGTCACGTAATCTTTGGTCAAAAGACACTCCAACAAGCAAAGTCTGCACTAGACAGAGTAAACGTAAGAAGGCTTTTACTTGAAGTTAAAAGACTTATCGTTAATGTTGCTAGAGGTCTATTGTTTGAACAGAATACACCTGAGACACGTGCGAGGTTTGTCAATCAGGCAGCACCTCTTCTTGCACTAGTCCAAGCTCAAGCGGGAATTGAATCCTTTAGGGTTGTCATGGATGACACTAATAACACAGAGGCAGATAGAGAATCAAATAGATTGAACGGAAGAATAATAATTGTTCCTACTAGATCGATTGAGTTTATATCAATCGACTTTGTGGTCACAAATAGTGGGGTTTCATTCGAGTAATGAATACCTATAATATGAAATTAAGATCTACAGTTAGGAGCGAACAGAATGGCTGAGCTTACCTTTAAAAGCCCTGGTATAAGTACCCGAGAGATAGACCTAAGCGGTCCCACCACAATATCTCCACAAGGAACACCCGCCGGGATCATAGGAACATCACTTAAGGGTCATGCCTTTGTTCCAATCACAGTTGCAACCTATCAGGATTTTGTAGCTGAATTTGGAGGAACGGACGGTGAAAAGTTTGGTCCTTTAGCAATGAGAGAGTGGATGAGAAGTGCACGGGCGGGAACATATGTTAGAGTTCTTGGTGTTGGGGACGGAAAGAAAAGATCAACTTCTGGTGATAACACAGGAAGAGTAAATAATGCAGGATTTACAGTCGGGCAAAGATTAGTTCAAGCTAACGGAAATGTCAGCGACAATACATATGCAGGCTCAACTAATGCTAACGGTGGTGCACTCGGTAGGTCATACTTCTTGGGGTGCTATTTATCTGATTCTAACGGCTCTACAGTGCTCAAGGGAGCAGGAATTACTGGCAAATCAATATTAGGTGCGTCAGGTTCGCATCCGATGGTCCGAGGTGTACTTTTTGCGCCCTCCGGTGTTTTACTAGCACTTTCATCAACAGCAGTTGGTGTAGGCACAAATGATCCCGTAACAAATCTTGCAGCGTATAGTACGTTTGGCGCTTCAGCTAATGCAGGATCTGCCATAGGCTCAGTCAACTTATCAAACTCAAATCAGAACTTTGTAATGTTGCTCAACGGACATTCAGCTACTGATGAATATCCGTCAATTTACTCAGCCTCATTCGACCCGGATGCTGCACAATATTTCCACAAAGTATTCAATACTGATCCAGCAAAAATTGAAAAAGCTGGACATTATCTATACGCACATTGGAATTCATATCAGTCACATACAACTCTGACCGGATCCGGAATCACTGCGGGAATTGCGCCGACAGGATCTCTCCATGAAGCAGCATTCCTTCTTTCAGGAACACAAGGTAGAAACGCAGGAACAACTTCAGTACCTAACTTCGAAGGCTTTGAAGAAAGGTATCAAGCAGCCTTCTCCCCATGGATCGTTTCTCAAAAGTTCGGTGGACAAAGAAAGAATCTTTTCAAGTTTCATGCACTAGACGATGGAGCACGAGGAAATGATCTTTATAAGATTACTGTAGAAAACGTCGCTGGATCAAGCAATGAAAACAACAAGTACGGAACATTTGATATTCTAGTTAGAGACTTTAGAGATTCTGACGCTGAACCACGTGTATTTGAATCATTCAGAGCACTATCACTAGATCCGACAAGCGATAGATACATTGCTAGAATCATAGGCAACATGAATATGTACTATGACTTTGATCAAAAAGCAGGCGCACAGAAATTAAGAATTGAGGGCACACACCCTAATAAATCATCATACGTAAGAGTTCAAGTATCAGATGATGTTGATGATGTAAATATTGATGCAGCTTCACTTCCTGTAGGATTTCGCGGACATCATCACTTAGTAACAAGCGGTTCCGGAATTCTAGAAGGTTACCACGTAGCTGCACATCATACAACGCAGGATAAGCTAAATAGAGCAGTACAGATGCCAGTTCCTTTCCGTGATCACTTACGATTAGGAGTGCAACCACGTGCACGCATCAACGCTGGTTTTACTTGGGGCGTTCAGTTTGAAGTAAAAGATAGCTTAGATGAACCCAACAAGAATCAAAAATTAGACGAGGGCATTAGGTCATATACCAAGTACTTCCCTATGATGCACACTGAGTGGCAAAATGCTATGGTTGGTGACAACGCAGGCGCAGCTGATAGTAGCGGTGTGATCTTAGACTCTGATAGATTCAATAACGGCTTATTTACTCTTGAAAATATTCAAGTTGTCACGAACTCTAGTGATCTGCCTGATCCTCTTCGCTGGGGAGCTTCTTCTTATAGACGTGATGCAATTGCATCAGGATCACTCCAAGATACAGACGGATCTGTATATACAAATACCCGATTCTTTGACCCAGACAAGGACTTTACTCATCTACCCACTAGAAAATATCTGAAGTTCAGCCTTTTCATGCAGGGCGGATTTGATGGCTTCAATATGTTTGACAAAGAAAAGACTAAGATGTCTGATACAGCAGTTCGACGAGAAATGACTGATACATCTGGTCAAGGTGGAAAAGAAGGTCCGTCTATTGCATCATATCGAAAAGCAATCGATGTTATGGAAGAAAAATCAGACGTTGATATTCAACTTCTTGCAATCCCTGGACAGAGACATGAAGCAGTTACAGATTATGCAATCGACTCAGTAGAATCTAGATTTGATGCATTACTCATTATGGACGTTGAAGAAAAAGATAACGTCAATGCATTCATTACAGGATCTTCGCAAATACCGAATGTTTCAAATACAGTAACTAGATTTGAAGCAAGAAATCTAGATAGTTCTTTTGCTGCAGCATATTATCCAGATGTCGTAATGGTTGATCCTGCTACAAATACAAACGTTGTATGCCCACCTTCAGTTGCTGTACTCGGTGCATTTTCTAGAAACGATGCTGTTGCACATCCCTGGTTTGCTCCAGCAGGATTTTCTAGAGGAGCACTCAATGTAATAGAGTCTCAAGTCAAGCTCAATAGATCAAACTTGGACGCACTATACGAAGCAGACATCAACCCACTAACTTCTTTCCCACACTCCCAGGGGGTTATCGTTTTCGGTCAGAAAACACTTCTAGCTGCACAATCCTCGTTGGATAGAGTAAATGTTAGAAGGCTTCTGATTGATGTTAGAAGAAAAGTTCGTAAGGTTGCTAATACAATACTCTTTGAACCAAATCGTGCTTCTACTTTGGCAAGATTCTCTGCTGCTGTAACACCGATTCTTACAAGAATTCAACAGCAACAAGGTCTAGATAGATTCAAAGTTCAAATTGACACTTCAACAACGACACAGTCAGATGTTGAAAATAACACAGTTCGAGGGAAGATCTTCCTTCAGCCCACAAGATCAGTTGAGTTTATCGCCCTCGACTTTGTCGTTACAAATCAAGGTGCAGACGTATAAAAAGTTTGCTAGGTGATATTTACTTACATCAGATGAGATTTTAGGAGATTCCAGATGGCCGAGACACTTTCAGTTTCAGATATGCTACCCAATAAATTTGAACCAAAAAGAAAATTTAGGTGGGTATTTGCAGTAGAGGGCCTTGACGCCTTTCTTATGAAAACTGCAGCACGCCCAACAATAAATACAGGTGAGATTGAGATTCCTTATATGAACTCTACTCGCTACATAGCGGGAAAAACTAAGTTCGATGCTCTAAGTGTAACGCTTCATGATCCAATCGCTCCCTCAGGTGCACAACAGGTTATGGAATGGGTAAGAACACATTTTGAGTCAGTTTCAGGTCGCGGCGGCTATGCTGATTTCTATAAGCGTGATTGTCAACTCAAGCTATTAGATCCCGTAGGTACTGTTGTAGAGCTCTGGGATATCAAGGGAGCATACTTGACATCAGCTGCCTTTGGTGATCTAGATTACGGTTCAGAAGATCCTGCAGAAATATCACTCACAATTCGCTTTGATAATTGCGTGCTGCAATACTGATGTAGTTGTACAACTAATTAGATACTAGTGGTGCCCTCTTCTATATTCAGTAGAAGAGGGCGCTTTTGTGTTTACATTGACTGTATAACTGAGAATATTTGTCTCTAGACAACAATATTTTTCAGGAGAAGTAAGTGTCTGATACATCACGCGAATCAAGAAACGAAGTATTCACAGCATCTGATGCTAAAGCAGCCGGAATGCAAACAAGAAACGTCATGAGCGACGATTTTGGTTATGAAGTCCCAATTGAATCTGTACCTCTTCCATCTCGAGGAATTGTATATCCAGCTGACTCTCCGTTATACGGAAAAGATACAGTTGACATTAGATCTATGACTGCCAGAGAAGAAGATATTCTAACTTCTAGAGCACTTATCAAGAAAGGGACTGTCATAACACATCTAATCAAGTCTTGTCTTATCGACAAATCAATTGACGTTAATTCTATGATATCTGGTGATCGAAATGCTCTTATGACAGCACTAAGAATTACAGGCTATGGAACAGACTATAAAGTAGAAGTAGATTGTCCAGCATGTAGTGAAAGATCTAAACAAGATTTCAATCTTGCAGAGCTTCCAATAAAGCGACTCGAGACTCAACCTGTCGCAGATGGCGCAAATCTTTTTGAATTCACACTACCTATTTCAAAAAAGAAAATTAGATTCAAGTTTCTTACAGGACAAGACGAATCTGATATTACAATCCAAACAGAGCGCGCCAAGAAGCAAGGCGCTGCCGGAGAGAATCTTATCACTACACGTCTTAAACATTCAATCGTTGCTATAGAAGGGGTAGCAGATAGGACAAAGATTGGAATGTTTATTCGCAATATGCCAGCTAAAGATTCATTGATGCTTCGAAGGTTTATGGACGACAACGAGCCGGGCATTGATATGAAGTCGTGGATGACTTGCCCACACTGCCTTGAGCATGCGGAGGTACGGTTGCCATTAGGTGCCAGCTTTTTTTGGCCTGACGCCAACAGATAAAGAGTATTATCTTGAGGGCATATTTGTCCTAATGTACTACATGGGTTTTTCATATTCAGAAGCTTACACACTGCCTCTGTGGGAACGAAAGTGGTTCATTGAAAGGATACAAAAGGAGCTTAAGAGAAGCAACGGAGAGAATTCTAGAGCTGCTCATACCAACTCTGCAGAGTCTCGCGCATTAATGGGCCGACAACGATCTCAGGTGCCAGCTAAGCTAAGAAGGTTCACATAGTCCACTATAGGCATATTTATGTATCGATGTACATTGTGGAGGGTTATCTTGAACATACTAACAAAAGCAGTTGCCAAATTCATCATCGGCGAGTCTACCGGTGTAAAGATTAGGGGCACCCCGGGTAAGATAAGGGTAACCAAAGACGTAATTTTAGCCTCGAAAGCTTTATACGAAGAGCTCAATTCTAGCGATCCGAAGTTAGACAAAGTTATTGATCTAATGAAAGCAAAGAATGATCGAGCATCTAAATTCATGAATACTACTGGTTTGGTGTGGCGTTTATAGTCTGCAATATCCACAGTGTGATATTTACAGATGTATATAGTAGTGTGATTAGCCATGGCATCTAGTGAAGATTTAGGAAAACAATTCAAAATTCAGGAGGACATAAACAAAGTTCTTCTGAAGCGCAGTGGATTGTATAGCAATCATACATCTGAATTGAGAACTCAATTAGGGCTTGCTAAGCAGCTTCTCAAGACGATGAATAAAATAAAACCCCCAGGTGCTGATGATATAAATGAGTTGAATGATAGCTTAGAACAAGCAGCTGACAGCGCTGACAAGCTTGGTGACGAGCTTGAATCAGCTGGAAACAGAGGCGCAGATGCAGCTAATAATGCAACTAATTCGAGTAGGGGTCTATTCAAGAATCTGAGTGTGGGCAAAACAGCTGCATTGGGCTTCGGCGTAGGACTATTTAGTGCCTTCAAGGGCACAACTAAGATACTATCAAGTGTAGCATCAGGTGTCATGAGTGTTGTAACTAGCTTAGGGAAGCTTGCATTTGCTATTATATCTACACCGTTTAAGATACTTGGCGGACTAATAGCAGAGGCAGGCTCTAAGACAGGTGTCTCCGAAATTCGAGTTGCCCTAAATGAAATTAGAGAACAATTTGGTAGCTTAGCGTCTAATGAAGGCCAGATGTTTGCTAGTACTGTTCAAGACGTAAGATCTCAAATGCAAGACCTTGCCGGGACCGGCCTAAGAATGGCCAGAGTCTACGGTTATCATAGAGAGGGTGTTGCTGCTGCTATGAGATCATTCATGGAGATAGCCTCTGCCTTAGGGCCGGCCCTACACTCGATGACTGATGCACTTAAGGGCAATCAAGTCCAGCTAGACATGCAAAGGCGCGGCCTGGGACTCACAGCAGAAGCATTTGCAGATGTTATGAGTGCTGCTAGAGATATGGGTAAAGATCCAATCGATGCGATGACTCGATTCTCTGGCGTAGCTTTAAGCTATAGCAAGCAATTTGGAATTAATGTCAAAACCATGTCAAAGGGTATGGCAGAGATTACAAAAGACGTTGAGAATTTTGGAAATATGGGTGTAGAAGAAATGGCCCGTGTGACAACATATGCCCAGAAGCTCGGTGTAGAAATAGCAACGCTGGGTAAGTTGTCTCAGAAGTGGATGAATTTTGATGATGCAGCTCAATCTGCTTCAATGCTTTCACAAGCATTCGGTATGAATATTGATGCAATGCAAATGATGCAAGAGCAGAATCCTGCCAAACAAGCTCAAATGCTTAAGGACGCATTTGATCAAACAGGCCGGTCAGTTCAAAATATGACCAAGCAAGAACT